CTTTACCGTCTCCATCTCCCTCACCACCTTGTTCAGAGATCTGTTGAAGTGTAGCATTAGCCTCATCCAACTTTCTTTGAAGCTCAGAGTTCATCTGTTTATAAGGAACTCCTCTTTCATCTAGAATATCTGAGGTCTTTAACTTTACCTCTTTATCTCCAACCTTGATACTTATTTCTTGTTCACTACCTCCACCTTCTTCACCTTTACCGTCTCCATCTCCACTTCCATCCTTCCCATCACCTTTCTTACCATCCTTATTATCTCCTGCTCCACCTTGATCATCCCAGTTAACAAAATCAGGATTAACTCCTAGACCTATCCTGCTTAATTGTCTCATGGAATTTCTTACCCTTCTTCCTCCTGCTTCCGCAAAGGAGGGAAATCCGAAACTAACGGAAGCGCCCCTTATACTCATACCTTACCCCCTGTTTTGACTATGCCTTTATCAGCAATAGCCTTTGGATCTTCCACGATCAGTCTATAGAATAGCTGAGCACATCGGAAGTATCCTTTATTATCATCAAAACTCTCCTTAGTAGATTGATTAAGATTCTTTTGAGCATTAAGCATAATAGTCTTAGTCTTATCTACCAAGTCATCCCAACCCAACGAATTAACCATATCCCTGATTCTTTCTACTACGTCCTCTTTTCTCTGCGCCATATTAAGCCCCCGCTGGTCTTCCTGTCTTCTGCACTCCTTGTCTCTTTCCCTGTGAAATTTCCATAATCTCTTTAATCTTCATTGCCTTTAACATCTGTACTGCAGGCTCAGGAAGCAAATACCTATCTAAGTTTCGTTTACCGAATGATAATATAACATCTTTAGCTAATTCATGTTGAGCATCAGGATTTTCCTGAACCATAGGGAACTTCATTAAAAGATCAGCCAACTGAATTGCATCCTCTCTTTCAATAGCCTTATTACCAGTAGTTAAAGTTCCCAGAATAACAAAGTCAAAATCATATTGAGCCATAAGATAACGAGAAGGAACTGTAAAGAATACTGGCTTCTTTAAAGCTACTCCTCTCTGATCATACAACTTTCTGAATACTGCATTATCAGGCATATTAAACTTATAAAGGTTATATATATCATGAATCAGATCACTAAATATATCTTGAAAGTTACTTATCCTTTCCTCATGTTTAATATTACCCTCACTAATCACTGCCTTAACCTCAAAGGCAGTCTTTCGTCCAGTAGTCCCTTGTCCCATGTGAGGAGCACTTATACCGCTCTGTCTTTCTATTAACTGAATAAGTAATCCTATACTTCCATCAGCTAATCTAGCCGTTGGGGGAAACTGAGCCGGTTTAGCATCATTTACATCATCAAGAGGTATCCAGACTCCTGGAGATAATTTATGATCTTCAGGTTTGAAACTAGAACCATACCTATAGAATCCCCAAGGTAATATCTGAAGCATCATACAATTTACTGACATATTGAAGATAGTATTCAGAGACGTTCTATATGGATAGAGCATTTCCACTACTCCTCTACCATATACATTACCAGAAGACTTATATCTAAACCATCTAAAAGGCCTACGACCATCATAGTAGATATCTATAAGTCTAATCATTCTTATAATCTGTTTAGCTTCAATAGCCCAGGTTATAATTACCTCTTCTGCAAATTCAGTATCCTTATGCAACCATTTACAATATACCTCTGCACACTTAAGAGATTTAACCAATGACTCCTGGGGTTTTTCTCTTCCTCCTCTAGGACTATCTTTACTAGGTATTCTTTTCTTCATGAACTTAATTAAATCTTCTTTTAACGAAACATCATAAGATTCATCATTAGCAAATAGTTCATTAAGTTCATTTTCATCTAATTCAAACAGATGCATGATGTGATGCATCTTCATAACATCCTCTGGAGCATTATCAGGAACTAGAATCTGATCAAGTGGAACTATCTCTACGACTGGTTTCTCATCAACTATCTCCTGAACATCAATAGTTATTCTAGATACTGATTTAGAGAACATATTCATAAAGGGAGCCCTGAAATTAACATCAGTGACCTGATTATTATAAACTCTCACATTATTTCTTTGTCTATCCCAACGTCTCTTAGTAATACAATTCCCTAATTCTACCGTATCCTGGGTTATCAGATCAGCTATCTTCTCTATATCAACCTGTTGATCCAAACCCGCTGACATCATATCCTGAACTTCATTAAGTATTTCCTCAGCCCCAAGATTCAAAGGTACAGCAGAGAAGGCTGGCTTCCCTCCAATGGTAGACATCTTGAAACGAGATTTAATATTATCTACACACATCTCTACAATTCCAAGATCAATGTTACTACTATCTTTCCAGGGGAATGAAGTAGTAGGCATATATCCTAAGTAAGCCTGATGCCAATCTTGACAGTTTTTAAGGAAGGTCTTTCTTATAGGACTATCCATATCTTTAGAATACCATTCATTCAAGGCCTTAAGTACTTCATCATTATCTACATTTAGGGGAGTTATCTTAGCCCTAGGATATTGATCTACAGGACTATCTACTTGAGTAGGTTCAAATCCTACTCCTTCTCCCCCACCCAGTTGATTAGGGTCTATCCCCTCAACACCTTGGTCTTGCCCTGCTTGGAGTGGCTCCTTACCGAAGACCCCCCTGTAACCTTCACCTGGCATCTTCTACCTCTCTTTTGTCTTGGCTCTGTTAAATTAGTAGCATTAGCTCTGAATAATGTCATTTCATATTTCCTTGATTATTTAACACCTAGTACTGAATATCTTGCTTCAGGAGTAAAATCTTTCCAATTACCTAACCTGCCTGCTTTAGGTTTAGATTGAGTAATAGCCGCTTGAAATAAATTATCAGCTATGTATCCAGCAGCATCCA